GGGAACCGCGTCAGCCTCGTCTTTACTCCATCAAGACGACCTCAAACTCCCCTTCCTATGAATGCAGAGCTCCAAGTATGGCTGCGCGTCAAAGCGGACTGCGAAGCATCGATCGAAAAGCACGGCGCAATAATCGAAGCGCTTACCGACCGGGGCCAGTTGGTAATCCGAAGCAACCCGGCTATTGCTTCACTGGCCCAGGCAAAGCGCATGATTGAAAAACTGCGCAAAGAAGAAAACAACCAAATGACCCTTGAGCTATGACCTGGACGGAAGAGACCATCGAGAAATACTGCGTACTTACCGAAGACGCCGCCGCCGGTACACCAGTGCGCCTAATGGAATGGCAGCGGGACCTAATCCGCCGGAGCGAAGGTAAGCGGATGGTGTGGCTGGAGATCCCACGCAAGAACGGCAAGAGTGCGTTTATTGCTATGCTAGCAATCGCCCACCTACTCAAGGGCTGGAAGGACAACAGCAACCCGCAGGTAATAATCGCGGCAGCCACCAGGGAGCAAGCGGGCGTATTGTTCGGCTATGTTCGAAATACTATTCTAATGAACCCGGTGCTAAAGCAAGCGCTGATACCTTACCGGAAAGAAATACACCTACTGAACAAACCCGGCTTCCTAAAGACAATCACCAGCGACGGCCTAAGCAACCACGGTGCAAACCCTTCGCTTATCCTCTGCGACGAAATCCACGCATGGAATGAGCACAAGGGACCGGAGCTGTGGGAGGCGCTGCGCACATCGATGGCGGCAAGGCCTAGCCAAATGATTGCAATCACAACCGCGGGCGGCGCTTTTACCTTTGCCCACAAGTGGCACGAGTACGCAACTAAGGTACTGAATGGCGACGTGGACGATCCTAGCTTCCTGCCCATAATCTACGGAGCCAAGGACACCGAGGACCCGCACGATCCTGCCGTGTGGGCAAAGGCAAACCCTAGCCTTGGCGTGACCGTTACGATGGAGTACCTGGAGGAACTGAGCCGCACGGCTAAGTTTGACGAACCGACGCTACTATCCTTGCGCAAGCTGCACCTAAACCAATGGGCCGGAAGCGCACAACCGTACATTGAACTCGGCAGCTGGAACCGCTGCCTACAAAAGGAGCCCGCCGCACTAGGTACCTGGCGCTGTTACATGGGCGTGGACCTTGCAGCCGTCAACGACTGGACGGCATACGTCCTACTTTTTTGGGATGGAGGGGAGCGCTTCTATACCAAACAATTCTACCAAATCACCCAGCACTCCATGGACAAGCGCAAGAACCGTTACCCGAACCTGGTGCGCAACTGGATGAAGGGCGGACACGTCGAGGTAATCGAGGGAGAGGTGAACACCACACCGGACCGCGTACGGAAAATATTTGAAATATGCGAGGCCTACCCGGTGGAGGCTATATTCTTTGATCCGTGGAACGCAGCCGAAACCATAGACCAGGTAAGGCAGCGCTATGGTGCAAAGTTTTGTTTTGAGGTACGGCAGGGCGTCCTAATGATAAACGAGCCCATGAAGCTGCTCTACCGCCTGGTGCAGCAGAAGCGCATAGGGCACGACGGCAACCCGGTAACCGCCTGGCACATTTCAAACACAAACCTCCAAATTGATAAGAACGATAACTGGACCTTCAACAAATCCAAGGCCCCGGATAAGATAGACGGGACCGCTGCGCTCATTACAGCGCTGGCCGGATACGTGCACAACGCCCAGGCAAATACCTCCGTCTACCAAACGGAAGATATTGTTTTTGTATAATTTGGATTGATAAAATGTAATTCGTAACCTTTGCGCAATGGCCTCCTTTCTTCAACGAGTTACCCGGAGTATTTCGGGAATTATTAATCCGAAGCCTTGGCTTTTCCAGCTGATAGGTGGAGGCCAAACCAACGCCGGAGAAACAGTCAACAGCAACAACGCGCCCACGGTGCCGACCGTCTACGCGTGCGTTTCTTTGATTTCCGATACGATCGCTTCCCTGCCCTTCCATCTATTCGCGGAAACGGAGCAGGGAAAGGTACGAGTGGAGGGGCAACTGGACCAACTGGTAAGCCGCAAGCCGTCCGAGGCATACAACAGCTACTACTGGCGGCAGGCGCTTATCAACAGCCTGCTACTTCGCGGGAATGCTTACGTGCTGCCAGTCCGGAACCGCGGACGGATCACTGCGCTGGAAATGATAGACACGGACCTGGTGACGATTGACACCACCAGCGGCCGACTGATTTACAGCTTATACCTTCCCGGTGGCGTGACCATGCGCCTGGAGCCTTCGCAAATAATCCACCTAAAGGCGTGGACCATCGACGGCATCAACGGACTGAGCCCGATTATTTACGCAAAGGAAACCATCGGCACGGCCATGGCGGCGAACAAGCACCTCGGCGGCTTCTACGGAAACGGTGCAATGCCTAAAGGTATTTTGCAACTGGATGGCAGCATTCGCGACGTGGAGCGCTTAAAGGACCTCGGCCGCCAATTTGACCAGCGCTACTCAGGTGCCAACAGCGGCAAGACCGCCGTACTGACTGCCGGAGCCGAGTACAAGCCGGTAAGCATCAGCATGCAGGAGGCGCAGTACATCGAGAGCATGAATTTCGGCGTGGAAGAAATTTGCCGCATCTTCAAGGTGCCACCTCACAAGGTGGGCCACATGCAGGGCGTAAGCCAAAACGCATCTATTGAAGCACAAAACGCACAATTTGTAAGCGACTGCATCCGCCCGCTTTGCGAACAAATCGAAATGGAGTTTACCAACAAGCTGGTAACTGGAGCGCTTGAGTTTGAGCTAGACCTCAAAAGCCTGATGCGCGGCGATATGATGGCCCAGGTGCAGCGGAACGTAAGCTATTGGAACATCGGAGCCATCAGCGCCAACGAAATCCGCAAGAGCGAAGGCATGACACCTATTGAAGGTGGAGACGAATACAACAAACCCGCTCACATGAGCGTAACTGGCGATATACAAAATGGAACCATCAACAGAGAAGAAGGAGATTCGGAGTCTGCCTCTTAACGGCGGAGCTGAGGAAGGGCTGATTTTTGGCTACGCTGCCAATTATGAAGCTTACGACATGGGCGCTTTTAACGAGCGCATTGAGCGCAGCGCTTTTGCCGAGGTGGACAGCTTCGACATTCACGCTCTATTGAACCACAACTACGACTACGTCCTAGCACGCCGGAACAAAGGCAAGGGCACGCTAGAGCTGCGCTCGGATGACCAAGGGCTGTACTTTGAATTTACCGCACCCGAAACCTCCACTGGAAAGGAAGCCCGCACCCTAGTGGAGCGCGGCGATTTGGATCAGGCATCCTGGGCCTTTACTGTGGCCGAGGAACGCTGGGAAAATGTAAAAGGAGAAAAGCCCACCCGCGTAATTACGAAGGTGGCCGAGATCTACGACATAAGCCTCACGCCGCGTGGCGCAAACCCATCTACCGCTGTTGCGATGAGAAGCCTGGAGATGGCGCTCGCGGCTGAGGTAGTCGAAACCGAAATTAATTTAACCCCCATACAAATGGAAACAAAACCCGAAGGCGCCGAGAATCCAGGCGCTGGAGTGGACGCCTCAGCCTTCGCTGGTGGTTTCTCCGCTTCACAAAAAAAAGACCTCCGCTCCTTTAACATCGTTAAAGCAATCCGCGAAGCACGCAACGGCAAGCTTACCGGAATCGAGGCAGAAATGAACCAGGAAGGTATTGCCGAGCGCAACAAGCTGGGCGTTGAAAGCCGCGGCGAGAACCAGGCCGCCATCCACATGCCTGAGTTTTTGAACCGCGAACTTCGTACCAACACTGTAACCGGTGGAACTGGTGGCAACTTGGGCGGTGATTTGGTTTACACGGATCCAGGTAAGTACGTGGATTTCTTGTACCCAAATACTCCCATGCTTTCCTTGTGCTCTGTTGCTGAAGGCTTGACCGGAAACGTACAGTTCCCAGTTCAGGACTCTGACTACACTTTGAACTGGAACACGGAGACCGGCGCAGCTTCTGCCCAGGACTTGACTTTCTCTACCATCACGATGACGCCTAAGCGCTCGGTGATTGCAGCTGCTGTATCTAACCAGCTGTTGGCTCAGGAATACAGCCAAGGCATCCAGGCGCGCATGATCAACCAACTGAATCAATCCTTCAACAAAGGACTGGAGCAGGCTGTATTGACTGGCACCGGAGCCTCTAACCAGCCCACTGGTATCTACACCGCTTTGAACGGTACGGCTCAAGATTTGGCTTTGGGCGCTTTGTCTTACGACGATTTGGTAGACATGGAGGCCTTGTTGGCTGCAAACAACGCTTTGGGCGGACGCCTGGGCTACGTTACGCACCCCAACGTAGTGGCTAAATTGAAGAAGACCAAGGTAGACGCTGGCTCCGGCCGCTTCTTGGTAGAGGGCATGTTGGACCCAGTCCAGACCGCCAACGGATATAACATCTACTCTACCACTTTGTCCAAGGTAACCGCTGGAAGCCCTGCTACCTACGGTATCCTTTTCGGTAACTTCGAAGACGTACAAATCGGCTTCTGGGGCGGTGCTACTTTGCTTATCGACCCTTACACTGAAATGTTGAGCTCAACTGTACGTATCTACGTAGAGCGCTTTATGGACATCGCTGTATTGCGTCCTAAGTCCTTCGTTATCGCTGACGACGTAACGATCTAATGACAACCGTCGACTTCACCCCTGCTGCTATTAACCTTACAGAGGTTAAGGCTTTTTGCCGCGTGGACGGCTCAGCTGACGACAGCCTGCTGACCTTCCTCTACAACGCCGCGTGCGATGAGGCACTGAGCTACGCGCAGGTGGTAGTCGGCACTGCAACTGTAACGGTGGTAACCAACTGGGAAGCTGAAATAACGCTTCCCTTTTGGCCCATCGGGGCAGTTACCTACGTTAAGGTGGACGGCGTGGCCGACACCGAATACACCCTATTAAACGGACGCCTAACCCCTTCAATCGAGGGCGATAAGCTGGAGGTAGTTTACGCGGCAGGCTGGAACACCAGCACGCCCAAGGATGTAATCCATGCGATCTACCAGCGCATTAAATTTGGCTTTGACTACGGCGACGATTTGCCTCAACCAACGCCGCGCTTTTTTGACCGCGTCCTATTTCGTTACAAGAATACACTGTGACGCTAGACCGCCGCATAACCCTCTACAGCCCAACTGTGAGCACCAACAACAGCGGGCAGGTACTGCGCTCCTTTTCGAGCGCTGGTACTTGCTATGCCATGCTGGTAATAAACGAAGCAGCGGGCACGGAGGCTTTTGTGAGCGACCAAATGCAGAGCAGCGCTACTGTAATATGGCGCGTGCGCTACCGGACGGACGTACTGGGCAGCTGGGAGCTGGAATTTAACAGCCAGCGCTACGAGGTAATCAGCGCCCTGCCGGAAGGCCGCAAGCGCTACACGCTCATCAAGTGCAAACTCAAGGACAATGCCTAAGCAAAAGGGAATAGTTGGCCTTGACGAGCTCCGCAAGAAGCTGCAGAATGCACCGGAGAAAATCCGACTGCAGGAGCTGTACGGTGCCCTCCGCCAGGAGGCAACCCCACTGCGCAACGCGGCGCGGGCTGCCGCTTATGAGGACGTTACCAAACCAGGAACGAAAGACCTCTTTAAGAGCATCAAGGTAACCCGCGCACGCGTCCGCGCTTGGCGTGACCAAATCGCTGTATGGATTGGACCGGTACGAGTGCGCAACCGCAAAGGTGACGCCCAGGCTTACCCTTTCATGCAGCTGTACGGACGCCGGGCAAATGGCACCAATAAAGGGTACAAAGCCAAGGACTACATGGGCCAAGCCTGGGACCAGCTCGGCGCAGCTAGCCGGGCAAAGATTGACCGCATGGGCCGCTCAAAGTGGCAGCAACAACTAAGACGCGCGCTGCAGTGAACTACTTACAAATCATTCGGGACAAATTGGTAGCCGCTCAGGCGCTACCCGTTTACGCTATGGCCGCTCCCCAGGGGACTAAAGTAGATCACATCGTTCTGCAGCTGGACAGCATCGACGTAAGCGAAACCAAAGACGGCTACCGGATGCAGACCGTGAACGCGGAGCTGTACATCTACCAGGCTTCGGCGGACAACGCGCAAACCACATTACAAACCATCCGCACCTACCTGGCAGCGAATGGGAACAGTACCTACATTTCCGCCTGGATGACAAACGCTCAAAGCCTTTTCAACCAGGATGAGGAAACCGTACTTTTGATAGCCGACTTCACATTCACAATTAAAACTACATAAAATGGCCAGTATCTCAGGAACTGAGTACCGTCTTTTGCTCAGCACGGACGGCACCACCTACAAAGGGCTAGCTGATGAAACGGAGTGCAGCTTCGACATCACAGCCGAAACCCGCGAAACCACCAGCAAGGACTCTGCTGTATGGCGCACCTTCATCACCTCGGCAAAGACCTGGACCGCTTCCGGCTCCGCTTTGTTTGGTGACGACGACGCTACCAAGTGGAACGCAGACGAATTGATGCCTTTGGTAGGCACCACCGTATACGTTAAATTGACCCAAACGGCTGCAGGCTCTGTTACTCCAGCAACTGGAGAGGCTAACCTCACCGGGCAGGCAGTATTTACTTCTTTCTCCGCTAGCCAGCCGGACAAAGACAACGGAACCTATAGCTTTCAGCTGCAGGGCGCTGGAGCATTAACTCAAGGCACGAACTAAAATGGAAAAGGGGCAGAAATTCTCGCTGGGGGCAGCGCTATTATTCGAAGATTTAACTGGCAAACGAATGGCCGATATCAGCGAAGGTTTGGGTTTAAGGGACACAATCGCGCTGCTATATTGCCAGCGCTTTTGGAACGTCAAAGAGCGGCCATCGTTTGAACAGTTTACCGAGGAAATTAGCGCCTCTAACATCGAGGCCCTCCCGGCGTTACTTAACGCCCCTTTTTTCCCGACGGAGGTCCAGTAAAGTTACTGGGCCTCCTCATCGGGCGAATTGGAGTAAGTAAAGCAGAAGCCGTCACTTTTACTGGTGACGAAATAACGGCGATACTGGAGGCTTTTAATGAAGGGGAAAAAGACGCCTGGCGCCGCACCAGGTGGCTGGCTACTCAGGTAGCTAACTTCAGCGGCAACGCGAAGAAGGGAGGCATCAAGCCTACCGACTTCTTTAGGTTTGACGACGAAAAGAAAAAGAGCTCCGGCATCGAAGAACTATTCAAAATAGCAGTAACAAATGGCTGATCAAATTATTTCGCGCTTACTGCTAGGACTAGACACCCGAGAATTTCGGAACGGAATCCGTCAAGCCGATAAGGAGCTAAAGGACTGGAGCAAGGGCATCGGCAAGATTGGCGAAATGCTTGGCGCCGCTTTTGCTGTAGGCATAATTGCCGACTTTACGATGGAGGCCGTCAAGCTTGGCGACCAACTGAATGCAG